TTCTGAGGAGCCTGTAGCCGATCCTGTGGCGGTACGCACCAAACCTCGAATAAACGTCGCAGAATCGCTCCCAGCACCAGAACCCGTGGCGGTACGGATGACGGTAAGCAACCCCACCGCAACACTCGCCGTGGTCGCCTGACCACTACCAGTAGCAGTACGTGGTAGGACTTCAAGAGCAATAGCAGACTCGCTCGATGATCCTGAGCCTGTGGCAGTGCGCACACAAACAACAATCCGAACAACAGATTGCGTGGATGTGCCCAAACCAGTAGCAGAACGAACCGCAACAACCAGTATTTCCGAGGTTTGTGTGCTAACGCCAGAACCTGTCGCAGTCCCAATACGGACAACAACATGCGCCGTTGATTCGCTTCCAGTACCAGAACCACTCGCAGTTCTCGTGAACGTTGCAAAATCTTTACCACGATAAAAACCTGGGGTTGCCCTAAAACCAAAAAGAAAATCCGTTACATCCGTTGCGCTCGGATTGGCTGCCGCAGCAGCGTATTGGGTTCCCGTACCAGAACCAGTAGCAGTTCTCGTGAACGTCGTAATAATCGTTTCACGCAGAGAGACATACACGCCGCAGTAACTGGCAGACGAAAAAGAAACATCCCACGTTTGGGTGCCCAAAGCCGTCACAACTTTGTGTTGCGAAAACGCCTGTATTGAGGTCGTCGCAGTACCAGTGTTTGCTATTGCCGAATACCCAGCAGACCATGTCCCGCGGGTCGTGTCAGAGTCCGCGGTGACAGAACCGTTGTGTTTCAGACCGAGCAACATAAACACCGCATCATTGGCGTTCATTGTGCTGGTGCTTCTGCTCAGTGTGGTACCAGGGGTTGCTGGGCTGGTGGCAGATTGCAACTGTTGTATGGCCCGATAGCCAGACGCAGACGCGACTTTCCACACGACAGCCGCTTTGGAGGGCGTATTGGGGGAGAAGTTGACGGTTATCGAATCCGATGTTGACAACGCATTTTTGGTTAGACACCGATAGATTGCAGCAGTAGCCAAGTTGTTGACTGACTGACCCTGCGCTGCCACCGACCTGACCAGGGTGTAGGTGTTCGATTGGGAATCCTCAACAGAGGAAATAGAAATTGCACCCGAAGTTCCAGAGTTGTCGGCGGCAACGAGAACAATAATGACGTCGTACTCGCTGAACGAAACCGTTGGCGTAATAACCAACGTTGACGACGAAGTAGTTGAAGTTGCGGTCCCTGCTTGGGAAACAGTCAGAGCCAAATCAGGCCCCTAACTTCAATCGAGGCTGAGTGTCAGCGACGTGATTTGAAAAGTATCCCCAGCAGTAACAGCGGCAGACGCAGACAAAGCGCCAGTCCACAAACAGTTACCGGCAGTCGAGTTATCCCACGCCGACCAATGCGTGTACGTCTCAGTCGTGGACACGTTCGTCCAACTGATTGTTGCGGATGTTGCGATTGAACCAGACGACGCAGCCGACCAAGCAGCAGATTGGCGGCTCGTATTCGTCGCAGCAGACGAAGTACCATCCTCACCAGGATCGCCAGTGTGCAACTTGATGTACACCGTCGCTGGAGCAGTCCACGAAGCACGACCAGTCAAGTGATCGAGGATTTTCAATTCAGCGTAGTTCGAAATCGACATCAGTTACCTCACGCGAAATGATAGCAGAAAAGAAGCGGGGGTCGGGCCAGGGGATAAGCCCAACCCCCACACTCTTTTGACTGAACTAATTAGTTCAGTTTGAGCCGATGCTCGAAGCTGCCTCAATGCGGCGCAGCGAAGCCTCACGGAATCGTGCGTAGCCACCGAGCCAGTACCAGCCGACCGGCTGGAAACGCTGCAAGGTGTCAGTCACCGGACCGCGAACGACACGTGGGAACGCGCCGTTTCCGTCAACGATGCTGTGCGCCTTTGCGAGCGCCTGACGACCACAGATGTGCGTCGCATAGACGTCCACCGTGCCAGTCGAACCCGAACCGTTTGAGGCGTTCTCGTGCAACTTGGCACGCGGCGTCTCAATGAAACGGACACCCTCAAAGGCACCGATTTCACCGCCACGAGGCAACACCCGTCTCACGACGGAGATCGTACGACACGTCAGGGTGAATGTAACCCATGTACATGCCGTTGAACGACACTGCGTTGGCCTTGCGAAGCGCGGCGACAACCTTGCGGACGTCGTTGGCTTCGATGATGTCGCTGGCGGTCACGGTGTTGCGTGCCGACGGGGTGGTGGTTCCGCCGCCGCCGTACACCACGTTGGTGCCACCGGCGAGCACGTCACGGATCACTCCGTCGATGCTGATACCGGCGTTGTAGCCGACGAGGTTGGCTGCTGCCGCATCCACATCAAGGAACGATGTGCCACGGAGCTTGGCGGTGGTGTTGACTGCGTTGCCGTATTCGGCAAGGGTGACTTCAACCTGCGAGTCGCCCATCGCCACTGGCGTGACATCGGTGTCCTCGGTCAGAGTCGAGGTCTTTTCGCTCAGATCGTTGAAGATCGTGAACTTGACGCTCGAACCTGGCATGGTTTGGGCTACCGGCATAACGTCGGCAACCGCGTCGAACAGCAGTTCTGAACGCAACGCAAAATACGCGATGCGGTCAAACGCTGTCTGGTCTGTGAGCAGATCGCTCGTTTGAGTAAGAGCCATGTGGCTTTACCTGTGGTCTTTCTCCCACAGGTATTGCCCGTGGGCTAGATGTTTTGTGCTTCTTGCCTTGCTTGAGCCAGAATCTGCATCACTTCTTGTTCGTTCTTGGCGGCATTGATTTTGGCGTTCCAATCGACCACAGGATCACTCGTCTCACCTGCTCGCTGTGCCCGCGAAATGCGGCCCCAGGCATCTGCCTCGGATTTGGCTTGCGCGTTCTCCGCTGCTTTAGCGATGAGATTTGCTTCCTCCGCCGCCTGACGGATCGCTTCTGGGGTGACTTCGCCGTCGTAGCCTTTCACGAAATACTTGGCGACAGGATTATCCATTGGGACTCCTGCCTTCAAGAAAGCCATTTCGCGTTTCACTGCTTCGGCTTCCGCCAACTGTTGTTTCAGCTCTGCGGTTTCCTTCTCCAGTAGACGCATCCGTGCACGCACGGGGTCTTTCGGCGCCTCGTCAACACCATCGTCTTCGAACTCGTGAATGTTTGACATTGGCTCACTCCTTTACCCACACCAGGCTGGAGGGTCCTGGTGGCTGTTGTCTTATGTGACATCACTCAGAGTAGCACATCCGCCACTCTTGTCAAGGGGATGCTATTGGGCGGTACCTGCGCCGGTTTCAACGGTGCCGGAGGTGGCTCCGGTGGTGCGGGCGAACTGTCCGCCTGTCTGGAACTCTGCGATGCGTTGCGCTTTGCGGCGCTCTAAGGCTTGCTGTGCCTCAACGTTGAACCCGAACGCCGCGCCAACCTTCTGTTCCTGGGTGAGCATCTGTTCGCCACCCATCTCCTGATACAAACCTGAAAGCATCCCGACCTGTTCAAATGCTTGGCGGGCTTGTTCTTCGCTGTATCCGCGAGCGATCAGGTCTTCGGCGGTGGTTACACCCAGTTGGAATCCTGCCTGTTCGCTGGCACGGGCAGCGACTTGGGCTGCCTGGGCTTGTCTGGTGAGCACTGGGGCACCTTTGGCTGGATCAAGGAAGTAGCCGACGAGTTCGCGTTCCCCGATGTCGTAGAGCCTTTGCATCTGTCGTTTTACTTCGGGGTCTGCGTCGGCTACGAGCTTGTATCCACGGTTGACTCGATCCTGTAGTTCGGCTGCCGAAACATCACCTTCAATCAGTTTCTGAAAATCGGTTGGTTCGTCATAAACCGAGAACATTTCTGGTCCGAGGTTGCGACGCAAGATTTCTCGGTATTGTTCTTCCATCCCGATGTAGGTGGCTGGGTCTAGTTCGGGAAGTCCTTTTTTGGCGCGGGCAGCGTTGCCAGCGAAACGTGTTTTGAAATCTTCGGTATCTCGCAACTGGAACAGGATGGCGTCGCCGTCGGTGATACCGCGAGCGATAGCATCCCGAACATTGGCTTCTAGTTTTCCTAGACCGTAACGATTCAACAAGGTTTGTAGTTGAGCGAAAGCATCCACGCGTTGCTGTTGAGCCGTTGCTGCTTCGGCTGCTTGCATGGCTTCAAACTGTCGTTGTGCCTGCTCGCGGTCCAAGCGGGCAATACGTTCCGCTTCGGTTTCCGTTGCCGCAGGAACATCCACTTCTTCGGGCAGTTGAACCTGTGTCACATCAACAGGAGTGGTTGTAGTCGTTGTCGGCTCAATGGGTTGTTCAACCCCAGGAATGTCCAAAAAGGCAAGGTTCATGTCAACGTTGCTCATCGACGGAACCCAAACGCTTTCTCCAAACTAGACACAATGCTAGACACTTCCTCTTGAGCCTGCGGAGTGAACTGATACCCGTAACGTTTATCGGACTTGATTTTGAACAACCAATCATTCAACGACAACTGCCCCTGGTCTTTGTTGCCGAACGCCTCGGCCCACTTCGGGTCATTCACATAGTCAATCTCAGAAGGGTCAATACCAAGAGTGCGAGCAGCATACGATTTGTAGTTGTAGAAAATGTCCTCCAACGACAAACCAGCGTCAATCTGATCGGCAAGATGCCCATACTGTCCTTTGGCGGCACGTTGCGCTTTCTGCAAAATGGAGTCTTGTGTCACCATCGTGCCGTTGTACGGGGTATTCGTCAACGCTGCTTTCAACTCGGCATCCGACACCACATACCCGTACGCTCGACCGGCGTTGCGAATCTGGTCAGCCAACTCTGATTGCATCGCAGTAGACGGTTTCGCCCCGTATGCGTAGTTGTAGACCGCAAACTTCAAGTCGTCGCCAGTCCAGCCTTTGCGTGCCGCGTCACGAGCAACCGTATCCAACTGCCCCATGTCCAGTTGAAGATCGGCGTACTGTTTCGTAATCTCGTTCTTTTTGACACGGATCAAGTCGGCTTGTTTGCCTGGGTTGAAATCAAACGCTTGTTCGGCGTCACTGGTTCGTTGACCGTAAGCCGTAATCTCAATGTCGCGTCGCAACGCAGCTTTTTCTGCTTCAGTCTCAATTTTGCCGTAAGCATCGTTGGCAACTGCGTTCTTGATGATTTCGGCAACATCGGCCCCGAAGTAGTCAACGAAAGCCTGCTCGTTTGTTCCACCATCAAAACTTGATGCAAACTGTGGAAACAAGGCACGAATCTCGGCCCGCAACGCATCAGTCAACCCCATAGGACCAGTCCCTGCGACCGTCTTGGTTTTCTTCTTGGAGGGTCGCGTCGTTGCTGGTGCGGGCTGTTCTGTGGGCGTTGGTGCGGGCTGATCGGTAGGCGTTGACGTTACGATTTCGCCGTTCGGAGTTGTTGCAACGGTTGTTCGTTCACCTGCCCGTAGTTGTGTTCGAGCAAGACCGACCTGTTCTGGCGTACCAGCAGCAGGAAGTTTGATTGGGGTAACAGGTGCCGGTGCAACACCAGTCAAAGAAGCCAGGTTTTGTTGCGCTAAAACAAGTCTTTGTTCGGTTGCCAATAGTTCTGCTTCGCTTAGATTGCCTTTCCTGAAAGCCCTACGGTCAACGTCTAAAGCGGCTTGCGCATCCTCAACACGTTTTTGGGCTTGCCCAATCTCGAACTTGTTGCCAGCAAGTATTCTCGCCGCTTCCGCTTCAGCCGCTTGCGTTGCGCGTTGCTCCGTTTCAACCGCTTTTTTCAAACGAGGAATCAACTCGTCACGCAACTGGGTCAGCGTGTACTTCTTGCCCTCATACGTGTACGACTTGACTTTCGGGTCAGCAAGAGCAGCTTCCGCTTTCTGGAGATCATCTTTCAACGCCATCAGCCACCACCCAAGATTTCAAGTATCCGACCAACACGCATCGCCGCAGCACGATTCGGGTCCGCTGCCGCAACCTGCATCTCAGCGGCAGTCTCCAACGAAGGAGCATCCTGCGCTGATGCGGCACGTTGACGCTGCTGATTCTGAATGTTTGCTATCGCCTGCTGCAACTCGCTTTTCGTCAGATTGCGACCCAACTGACGGAACGACTCCTCACGCAAATAGACACCCAAATCCTCAGCCGAAGTAACACGAACCCGTGTACCGCCACCAATACCCTGCACCGCCGGCATCACCGCAAGCTCGGCAACCAGCGGCTGCCAAGTAGAACCTCGACTATTTGCGTAATACAGCAGGTCTTCCATCGCCTGCAAATCTTTCGGCTCCAAACGCGTACCAGACAAAGCGGTCTGAGAAGGTTTGCCGTTCGTCCCATAAAAACCGCGAGAAGCCAAAGTCAACAACAATGATGAACCAGCAGCAGTCCCGACAACTTTCGTCAACTCCAACCTGGAATCCTTGACAGGATCATAAGGGGAACGTGCCACAATCCCGTTCTGGTCAACAAGCAGATGGCCGCCATAGCGCATCCTGTCAACGGGTGACCGCTGCAAATCTGGAAACGCGATTTGGTTCAACTCTGGTGCTACACCCACCACTTTGCGGGACGGATACGGGAAACCCTTACCGAAACCTTGTGTTTCTTGGCCTGCCGTGGCAGCCTGTAGCAGTAGTTGTGCGGGGTCTACTGGCGGTTGCGTGTTGTCTTGTTCGCCTGCCATTAGTCCTCTACCTGCTGTGCCAATAAGCGTTGCCACACGCGGGAAAACCCTGGCTCCCGTTGCGCCAACGCTTCACCAATACTAGCCATAGCATCTCTCAACGCTGAAGCAGATTTTGCGGTGGCGAAACCTGATGGTTGCCCGCCGCGTGACACGTAGACAGCGACCGCTTGGTCGAGATAACCCAAGTATTCGGATACTGCTTTGGCGGTTGGATTGTCCGAAACACGAGGATCGGCAATCAGGTTGCGTAGTTCCTCAACGTCGTTTTCAAACTTGCCGACCGTGAACTCTGCTTTCAACGGGAAACCTGGGTATTGACTGTGCAAATACTCGCGGTATTGGCGCAACACGTTCTTTTGTGTCTCGTTCGGATACGGGCCGACGAGACGGCGGGCCGCACGGTATTTGGCTGAACCGATGCGTTCTTGGGCAATCTTGACTATTTCTCGGTCAGTCAAACGTTCACGTTTCCCTTGCTGCAACTGGCGTTGCCAAACGGTGAAATTGAACTCTGAACCCGCTGGTGCGAGGTAGGCGGCAGTGTTCTCGTATTGGGAGAGCAGGTCACCATTTCGACGTTCCCAGTCGGAGAACTCTTGAGTGGCTTCCAAACCTTCCTGCAAAGAACGCGTCTTTGAGGCGACATACAGGGTTACTTCGTCGCCGTACAAATCAAGAAACTTCGGTACTGCCGTGTCATAGTCTTTGGCTTGCAAATCGTAGAACTCTTTGACGAGCGCCGACACGAACTGGTCACCTTGTTTCGTGGGTATTGAGAACTCGGTTGCGCCGGCAGTCGGACCCAAGAACTGTGAAGCTGCCCGCAACAAAGTCAGGATACGGGCTTTGCCTTTCGCATCCTTGTACAACTGGTTGACCGAGTTCGGATCATCTAAGTTGTAATCACCTGATGCCGATAATGCCCGCAACGTCTCAACGTATGTGTTGCCGTACACGTTGTCCAACTTGCCGGTATCTGCTCGAATCGCTTGAATGAACTTGTCTGTCCACTGCGGTACAGGGTTGAAAGCCGAACCAATACTTTTTTCGCCGTACGGCAACAAGTATTGCTTCACTTGGTCAAGTTCGGGACGGTCAGGTAGCCATGATGCGGCGACTTGCATCATTGGTCCTAGCGACGGATAGGCATTGATGCCTTGCGAAAACCGTTTGATTGGTGCCTCAAGTGGGGCGTTCACTCCAGTCAAAATCTTGGCGAGTGCCCCTGAACCTGGGAACGCAAACATTTTCTGGCCAGTAGTCGGGTCGGAATAAAAGAATCCTCGACCGTCGTTATCGTAGTCTGCACCCAACGCTCCGCTGTAGACACGTTGGAACGAACGTGCCGTACCAATGGGGTTCCCTTTCAAGAATCCGATGTAGGTTCCGATGACCTCGCGCCACGCTGGTGCGAACGGCATGATAATACGCAGAGCGTCTTCAAGGTTTGTTTTGTTGGATGCGTCATAGAGCAGTTCTTTGGTT